GGTTATCTAGAACAAAAGGGTTGACAATGGGCTTCATTTTTTGTTATCCTATACATGATGAGTAATAAAGGAGAAATATGAAACTATCAGAATTAGTAAACGAAGTCAATCAAGAGCAAGACCTCATGTATCTAGTGAATGAGTTATGTGAGAAACTTACCTATGCGACTCATGAGAGATGGAAACATACTCGTGAAACTACAACCCACACTTACAAAGTTGGTCCAAAATACATCAAGATAATAACTTGTGATAATGGCAACGATAGGTCAGTATGGGGTTTCATTAACAAGAAAGAATGGCAAAAAGGCATGACAGGTATTACTTTCAAAGAAGGTGATATTCTGAAAGCCGCTGGTTGGAAGACACCAGCTCTAAACGCACCGAGGGGTAATCTCTTCGATGGTTATCATATTGACCCAAACTCAATGAGAATTTACGGACCAGATTATTTAAGATAGGAGACTAATTATGCAAACAATACAATTTATACCATGCACCGAGGGCGGTGTAGGAACTTCATTGAGAGGTTCTATTCAAGCAAGTTTTGCTGACCTGAAAGAGATGTTCGGCGAACCTGCATACGAGGGTGTCGGTGACAAGATAACAACTGAGTTTGTCATTGATTATCAAGTTAGTGATGGTGAAGGTGACAGAAAGTATGGCACCTTTACTCTTTACGATTGGCATTTTGCAAGAAACCTCAACAACGATTATGAGGCGACAACTTGGAATGTTGGTGGTAATAGTTTTGATGATTCTTGTGCCGCTGATTTGGCGTTAGACATCTTCAAAGAAACAAATGATAGTTTAGTGTATGCTAAACTACACAAGGTCGCTGAAGACCAGGAGTTCTTTTTATGAGTAATCATTATAAGATACTTGCAGAGGCAAGTGACGGTAAACTATCTGAACAAGATGTTTACAATTTAGAAACATATGGTGCGATTCATCCGAGTGAGTTTGCACCTGACCCAGCAGATGAACCTGCACCAGGTTATTGTGTCTGTGGCAAGAAGAATTGTCCAGATGAATATGCACATATAACAAGTGGGTATTAAAATGAGTAAGGCATACAAAGCATTTTTATATGGCATGGCGTTTGGCGCCTTTCTAATGTTATTACTTTTATTACCATCAAAGGTCAATGCATTTGATGAGAACGGTGAGGCAGTTTGTCTTGCAAAGAACATTTACTTCGAGGCAGGTAATCAACCACTCGCAGGTAAAGTTGCAGTTGCACAAGTTGTTTACAATCGTATGGAACATGCATCATATCCAGATAATGTATGTGGTGTAATCTATCAAGCAAAGTATAGAGAAAACTGGAAAGGTAATATGATACCAATCAGACATCAATGTCAGTTCAGTTGGTTCTGTGACGGCAAATCAGATGAACCATTAGATACAGATACATTCTTTGAGTCTTATGTAGTCGCACAAGATATAATCATGGGTAAGTATCCTGATATTACAGAGGGTGCAACACACTATCATTCTATCATGGTCGAACCATTTTGGGCCGAGACATTGAATGAAACGGTTCAAATAACAGACCATATATTTTATAAATGAAAGAAGATAAGATACCAAAAACTTTACAAGGTCAGGCATTTGAAAGGGCAAAGAACCCTACAAAACTAAATGCAGGCACACCTCATGATTGGGAAGACTTGTATCAAAATACAAAACATTGGCAAGAAAGTTCCGATGGTTGGGTCAAGACTATGACTCAATCAAAAGAAAATAAAGAACTCTATCAAGAGTATATTAAAACAACAGATACACCAGTCGCATATAGAGATTGGTTAAGGGAGAAAGTAAATGGCACAACCACAAGCTCAACAAAGACCAGTAAATAAAGAACTGGAGAAAAAGAAAAAAGAACAAGCTCAAGATAGGAGAAATGGCTGATGTATGACCATGTAGATAAATTTAGAGAGTATCTATCAGATACTAATTACTATGATAAGGGACTTCAACATATCTACAAGTTTCCAAATGACTATGGGGCATCAGTAATCAAAACAGATTACAGTTATGGTGGCAAGGATGGACTTTGGGAACTTGCAGTATATGATTTCTCTATTGACAAAACAGGAGAAATAACTTACCATACTCCTATAACACAAGATGTTATTGGTCATCTCTCATGGGTTAATGTAGAGAGTATACTAGAACAAATATTTAAGTTATGAACATATTTTATTTACATCGCAATCCAGAGAAGTCAGCAAAACTACATTGTGACAAACATGTAGTCAAGATGATTATCGAGTATGCACAAATGTTATCAACTGCACATCGTATGATTGACGGTGAACAGTATTATGACTTGTCTAAGAACGGCAGGCGTATCGCAAGATGGCGACACCCTAATCCTAATCTAGAGAATGTTTTATACAAGGCATCGCATCAAAATCATCCTAGTGCTGTGTGGGTTCGTGAAAATGCAATACAGTATCAATACATGTATGATTTATTTGTTGCATTGTGTGATGAGTATACTTATCGTTATGGCAGAGTTCATATGACAGATGATAAACTTAGAGAAGTGTTAAACAACATACCAGACAAAATGACTCTAGGTGAGTGGCGAGAACCACCACAAGCAATGCCAGATGATGTCAAGGCAGAAAGCAGTATTGAGGCGTATCATAAATACTACAGAGAATATAAAAGACCATTTGCAAAATGGACTAACAGAGATATTCCAGATTTTATGGAAGGACAACACGCTGGTTACGCATCATGAGATTATTAGTAGCAAATTACGGAGATGTAAGAATCTTTTCAGAAAGGCCTTTCGGTTATAAAAGATATATTGTAGAATGGAATGATGGCACCACAACTATGTATAGTGGTCTATGGTATAAAGAGAAAACAATAAAACAAATTGTTGAAGACAATCTTATAGAGAATAATTAATGCCCTTATATGAATTTTATGATGAAGAGTTAGGTGAGTCATACGAAATGATGATGACTATTGCTAACAAAGAAAAATATCTTAAAAAGAATCCACACATTAAACAAATAATCAGCGCACCTAATATAGTCGGTGGTGTTGGTGATAGAGTAAAAACTGATGATGGTTTCAAAGAAGTATTGTCTAAGATAGGCGATGCACACCCAGGTTCAAATGTTCATGCAAAACACGGCAGTAAGGACATCAAGAGAGAAAAATCGGTATCGACAATTAAAAAACATGCCGCCATACAAGCGAGAAAAAATGACAAAAGTAAAAACTGAATATCTAGAACTTCACGAGTTAGAACATATAGAACTAAAGACAATAACTTATGAAGGTAAAAGATATTATACTGATGTCGCAACAGAATCATTAAAATATCCTAGTGTCACAACCGTGACAGGTTTACATAGCAAAGAACAGATAAAATTATGGAGAGCTCGAGTTGGAGAAGAAACAGCCAACAAAGTCACCAAACAAGCAACAACAAGAGGAACATCGTTTCACCAACATATTGAAGATTATCTCAGAAAAGAAAAAGACTACATCGAGTTTGAGAATGTTCTTCAAGAGGGAATGTTCAAGGCAGTTCAACCAGTTCTTGATGAAATTATTCCGATTGCCCTTGAAGCTCCGCTTTATTCTAATCAACTACGGATGGCTGGTCGTGTCGATTGTGTTGGTCTATTTGACAATTCACTTTCAATCATAGACTTTAAATCATCGTCAAAAATAAAAGAAGAATACATGGCGAAACAATGGTATATTCAAATGACTGCATATGCAATCATGGTTGAAGAACTTACAGGCAAACCAATAGAGAATATTACAGCGATTGTAGGTATCGAGGGTTTAAATACATTTCAAATATTCACATCTACACCAGAAGAACATGTAGAAGACCTTGCACAACTAAGAAAACAATACCAGAATCTATACGGAATATGATAAACATTTACCACAATGATATTCATAGAATATCAGTTGTTCATGACTTCTTATCACAAGAAGAGTGCGAAGAGATACTTCGTTGGTCATGGCAAAACTTACAACCTAGTAATGTTGTGAGTTCAGATGGTAAAGGAAAGAAACATGAAGGCAGAACAGGTTCGAATACTTGGTTGAATCATAACACATCTCCTGTTATACTAGGAGTTGCAGAAAGAATTTCACAAATGGTTCGTATGCCTTTAGAAAACGCAGAACCATTTCAGATTGTCCACTACGATGTTGGGCAAAAATATGATTATCACTTTGATTCTTTTGATACAAGTGATGATGAGTATTTTGATGGATATGTGAAGACAGGTGGTCAACGATTGTTGACCGTTTTAGGATATCTAAGAGATGTGCCATCAGGTGGCGAAACAGGATTCAATCGATTGGGTCTGAATGTGCAACCTAGAATGGGTTCAATCATCGTATGGTATAATTGTAAACCAGAAACTAATGAGAGATGTGAATGGTCTCAACATGCAGGTTTGCCTGTATTAGAAGGAGAGAAATATGCTTTCAATCTTTGGTTTCGTGAGGAGAAATTTAGTGATGATAACTAGAAAAGAATTTACAGAACAAGTAGAGAAACTACTTATCGGTAATAGAACGGACATAATGAGTGCAATACTCAAAGTATGTGAATTAAATAATGTAGAACCAGAGGGTGCGAAAAGATTATTGTCTGCCCCATTGAAAGAAAAGTTGACTGCTGAGGCAGAGAAACTTAAACTTATCAATAGAGACAAGGCAAGTCGTGGGTCACTTGAAAGTTTTATTTCATAAGGAGAAATTATGAAAATAGGTGATATAGTATCAGTAGTCGCAATGTCAGGAGAATACATTGGCGAATTAGTAAGTAATGAGAACGGCATTGAGTTGAGTAATCCTAAAATGATTGTTCAGGCGCCAGATGGCGGTATGGGGTTTGCAAAAGGTGTAGCAGTAACCGGCACAATTAACCCTAAGTCAATGTTCATTCAAAATTATGTTTTTGTTGCAGAGACAAACGAACAAGTTGTTGAAGCTTACAGAACTGCAATATCAGGTATCGAGGTACCAAAAAAGAAAAAGATTATAGTGAATAAGTAATGTCGAGTCGAGAAGGATTTGATAGTTATCAATTATATCTAGCAGTTAAGTTGCATTTCAATTCTAAAGATTATGACTTTGTGCAATACAATGGCAAAGTCAAAGCAGACTTAAATTCATTTATAAAAAGAAAAGATAAGTATCACTTTGGTAAACTTTCGAGATTATATAAAGAAGAACTACAAGAT